GTCATAATATTTGGTACCTATGTTATAAAATCTGATGGGAATCATCATGGTTTAGCTATGAGATCAGAAAACACTATAGGTTCTTTTACAGCAGCTAGTGTGTTGATGACTTGGCCCCATGATGTTTCAGAAGGAGAATCCTATGATATAGATCATGCTATGCGTTACAAAGGCTCTTTTGGAGCTGGTGACTGCGGTAGCCCTATGTTTATTAGTAATTCAACTAATGGACATCGTATGGTAATGGGAATGCACGTTGCAGGAGGAGGTAACTATGGTGAGAGCACCATAATTACTCAAGAGCTGATAGATGATTTATTATCCAATAGTAGAGGAGATAATGTTTTATTCACCTCTGAAGCTCAGAGTATTGCTACTAACAGTACTGATCTTAGTACTCAAGGTTTGCTTAAACCTATAGCAACTCTGAAGCCTGAATTCCGATCTGGAGAAATTTATAAATCTGATTACAAGAAATCAGTGTTTTATGGTAAGTTACCACAACCATATGACAGGAATGAAAAATTTCCTGCCAGACAAAAACCATTTACTATTGACGATGAGATTATAGATCCACGAGATCTAGCTCTTAGAAAATATGCTAAATATCCCACCACTATTACTGAAACAGAAGTCGCTAACGCTCGCGACAGTTACGAGATGCTCGTAACTAAGTATATGAACACCCCAAGGGACACTCGTGGTGTATTAACTGTTGAGGAAGCTTTGCATAAGTATAAACATTTAGGCAAAATTAACTCCAGTACTAGTTCTGGTTTCCCTATGTCTTTGACAAAGGAGGGAGACCATAAAAAATTATATTATACAGCTAAATTCGCCGGAAATGAATTGGAAGCTAATAAGTACTTAGATCAAATTGCTAAAACAGATCACGAACTTATAACCTCCATTCAGAACGGTGTTAGACAACCCTTGTTTTTCAAAGATTGTCTGAAAGATGAACTCAGATCCAAAGAAAAAGTAATAGCAGGAAAGACGCGAATGTTTTCAGCCTGTCCTTTTACTTTGTTAGTTGCTATTCGTAGATACTTTGGTGAATTTATTTCATCGTTTACTGAGAGCCGCTTTGATGTTGGTAGTGCAGTAGGATGTAATGTATATTCCATGGAGTGGCACGATTTGGCTAGAAGGCTTAATACCTTTGCTGCCAATCGCAACTCTCCAGTAGTTGGAGCAGGTGATTATTCTGCTTTTGATACTAATCAATTCCCCATTGTGCTAGATGCTATACTAAATATTATATTAGGTTGGTATGGAGTACATGGAGATCAGACAGATAACGATATTCGACAAGCTTTATGGGTGGAAATAACTAATTCACAACACGTGTTTGGTAATAATGTCTATTCTTGGAACACGGGCATGCCTTCTGGATGTCCTTTAACTACAGTTATAAATACTATGTATAACAATTTAGTTTTCAGACTGGCCTTTTCTAAGGTTGGGAAAGTAAGCGATTTTAATAAACATGTAGTTTTAATAGCCTATGGTGACGATAATACATTTAATGTTTCAGAAAGGTATTCTTCCGTCTTTAATGAGATGACTATTCCTATTTATATGAAAGAATTTGGTCAAACTTACACCACTGAACTCAAAGTGGAGTCTAAAGTGACGGCTAGACCTATTTCAGAGGTTGGTTTTCTTAAAAGGAGTTTTAGGTATGATAGCAAATTAAATAGATTTGTTGCTCCAATAGAGATGGAGTCGATTTTTGGATGCCTTCATTGGACTCGTAAGGGTCCAGAAAGTGAACAAATTTCAGCCGACATGGTCACGAGCGCTTTCAGAGAGCTGTCTTTACATGGTGAAGAAGTATTTGATGAGTTTGTCCCACAATTGATGGACATGTTGGAAAAGTATTTACCAGGTGTAGAACCCAATGGTACGTACTCCAGTAGGTACTCTGTGATATACGAGGAAACGATATCACAGTCGTATTTTCTTTAAATAGGA